TGGTGATGCAACTTTCAGTGGTGATTTGGATGTTGATGGGCATGTTAATCTCGATAATGTAAGTGTTGCTGGCGTTTCTACATTTACTGGAACAACAGAAGTCAAAAACGCATCATTCGAAGTTACAAATTCTAGTGCATCAGGTCAGTATTTACAAATAACTCAAAATGGTGATGCTTCATTAAATCTAGACAAGGTTGGTGATGGTGCCTTTTATATTAGAGGAAATAACATATACCTCAAGAATGATGGAAGTAATGAAACTTATGCTGGTTTTGAAGCAAATAGTAGATCATTTTTAAATTATGATGGTTCTACTAAAATTCAAACCACAAGCACCGGTGCTATTGTAACGGGAACATTAGTTGCTACTGCAACCACCACAACTAGTGTAACTACTGCCGATGAATCATCAGACACCTCATGTTTCCTCTTGTATTCAACGGAAGCAACGGGTGATATTGCACCAAAAACTGGAAGTAATTTAACATTTAATTCTTCTAGTGGAACATTAACTGCATCAACATTTGTTGGTGATGGATCTGGATTAACTGGTATTGTTGCATCTGGATCTGGTGTTATCGTAAGGGACGATGGATCTTTAGTTGGAACTGCAGGAACAATTGATTTTGGAACTAATGTTGCTGTTTCTCCAATTTCTGCTGGTGTTGTAACAGTTACTGCAGCAGCAGGAACAATTGCTGGTATCAATACTTCTGGAACTACAGAACTCAATAACCTTAATATTGCTGGTGTTGCAACTGCAAATAGTTTCAGTGGCAATAGTGGTTCTTTCTCCAGTTTGAATGGTGGTGTAAATATTGGATTCCATGTTGATGGTGGGGCTCCTGTAATGTCCCTTCATGTTGAAAATGATGGAGAGGTATCAGTAAACACCACACTAAAAGTTGGCACTGCTATCACAATGAGTAGTGGTATTATTACAGCAACAACTTTTAGTGGTTCTGGTGCAAGCTTAACCAACCTTCCTGCAGCAAACATAACAGGAACACTTCCAGCAATTAGTGGTGCTAACTTAACTAACTTAGATGCATCTGATCTTGATTCTGGAACTATCCCTGATGCCAGATTCCCTGCTACTCTGCCTGCAATTAGTGGTGCTAATTTAACTAACTTACCATCGAGTGGGAGTGGCATTTCAACAGCATTTACTAATGTTCAGGCAACTTGGAGTGTTGGTGGAGATACTGGTGGATATACATTTACTGGACCAGGGCAAGATGGAGCAGAGCAAAATCCTGATATCTATCTGGTAAGAGGACAAAAATATAGATTCATCAATTCCACTGGCAGTGGTCACCCATTTGCAATCCGTGTAAGTAATGGTGGTTCAGCATATACTGATGGTGTTTCTGGTTCTCAGAGTGGAACTCAGGACTTTAATGTTCAGCACGATGCTCCTGTAAGACTGTATTATCAATGTACAATTCATGGTGGAATGATTGGTAACATCTACATTGTAGGTGCTTCTGATTGGAGAATGACTGATGTAACCACTGCTCAAACTCCAGAAATTTATACTAATAGAGATGTTAGTATAGGAACTGCTAATCCTGGAAATGCAAATTTAGCAGTTGTTAGTGCTACACAGGCAGCATTTTCCATTGGTCAGAATACAGATGGATCTGGTGCTAATCATCTTGGAATTTATTATGGTACTGGTCTTGGATCACCAGCTGGAGCAGACGTATTCACCTCTAATGGTAATATGAGTTTCTGGGTTGATGGAGCTGGAGGTAGCGGGTCATCAATTGAATTTGGAAAGGGTTTTGGTGCTGCTGCTGGTGGTGCTAACTGGATGACTATTAATTCGAGTGGTTTAGTTGGTATTGGAATTACTAATCCAGAGAGATTATTATCAATAAAAGGATCAAATGCAATGATCCAATTAGAAGGATCTGGAGGAAATGGTAAGCAATGGTCTATTATAAGTTCTGATGATGTAACTGGTGCTGCAGCAGCTTCTGGACCAGGAAATTTTGTGATTTACGATGATAGCTCTGGTGGATTGGGTGATGTTCTAACACTAACTGGTGTTGGTGGTAGTATGGGTTTGGGAACTCAAGATCCTGGTGCAAAACTTCACGTTTCTGGTGGTAATATTAAAGTTGATAGTGGATATGGTATTGACTTCTCCGCAACATCTAATAGTTCAGGGTCAATGACTTCTGAACTATTAGATGATTATGAGGAAGGCACTTGGGAGCCGACATTTGCTTCAAGTAATGGTGCCTTTAGTTCCGTTACATATCATGGGGATACTGGCGGACGATATATAAAGGTCGGAGCAGTAGTTCATGTCCAAGGATGCTGTAGATGCACTTCTATTGATACATCTAATCGATCCGCAAGCGATACTTTGTGCATTGGAGGACTGCCGTTTCTTAATGCATCAAGAAGTAACGGCGATAATGCAGATAGCGTTGGGAGCGGTAGATGTGTTGTTTGGGGCGGTGGTGCCAATCATCCGCACGCAATACAATCTCGGCAAAATGCTACTATCTGCAATTTACTCAATTACGAAATAGATTCAGTTTGCAATACTAATAGGGTCGATTCAGCATCTAATGGTATGATGTTTCAATTTAGCCTTACATATACAACGACATAATTGAGATAGATAAATATCTCTGCCTAAACCTGTTTAGTTCGGAGGATTATCCTAGTGGCACTTACTGAAAAATTTGAAACACAAAACACTTCCCTTGAGGCATGATTAACCGCACTTGGAGGTTGATGATAAATAACATGCCACTCCTTAAATCGGTTTGATTTATATTCATAAATACAAATAAAAAGTAGATAATGGCAAAGATTAGAATTAATGGAGACAGCAGTGGATATGTTGAAATTGCCGCACCTAATGCAGCAAATAATAACACATTAGAAATTGGTTCTGGCACAAAAATTTTAACTAATCATAATTTGAATGTTGGTAATATTGGAATCGGGACTGCATCCCCAGATTATCTAACAACAATTGCTGCTGGATCTGGTAATACAAAATTAAATCTCAAGAGACTTAACGCCGCAGCAAATGAAAATGCTTTTGGTAGTCTTTTCTATACCAATAGTGATGGAACAGATGTTGCATCTGTAAGAGCACATAGAGAAAGTGCAGCAGATGATGCATACTTAGGTCTTGGAACTCGTAATGCTGGTGGATCATTAACAGAAAGACTTCGTATAAATTCTGCTGGTCTGGTTGGTATCGGAACTGATAATCCACTAAACGGTTTAGATGTTAATCAGAGTGAGGGAAGATTAAGAGTTAATAGATTTAGTCATCTGCTAATGCAGAATACGAATGACTCGACAACTGATTATTGGGGAATTTCTGCGAGAAATGGTGGAGAACTTGATATTGGATATGGAACTCCTGACGGCAATAGTCTTATAGGTGGAGATAAACTTACTATAACTTCTGCTGGTCATACGTTACCAGGTGCAGATGCCACACAAGATCTTGGTTCAGCAACTAAGCGTTGGGCGAACATCTACTCTGCTGACCTTCAACTATCTAATGAGGGTGCTGCTAATGATATTGATGGAACTTGGGGAAAATATACAATTCAAGAAGGTGAGGATGACCTCTTCCTAATAAATAGAAGAAGTGGTAAGAAGTATAAATTCATACTTCAGGAGGTAAGCTGATGTCACCAATATTTGTAGGTGGAAGAATAATTTTAGGTTCATTATCTTCGCAACCAACAGGAATCACAACTACTACTGGATCAGAGTATTATAATACCACGGAAAATCAAAAATATATTTACAACGGTGCATCTAGTAGTTGGAGAAAGATTAGTGGAAATATTTTAACAAGTGATGGAGACCCATTTAACGATAACTCGTCAATTGCAGCATTCCGAATGAATGGTGATGCTACAAGTTTGTCAGGTACAATTTATATTGGCACTTTAAGTGGAGATAACACTAGTGGCAATTTTTCTAATGGTGGTCAATTTGGTCAATATTTTAACGCCACGGGAACTAAACACTTAGAAAGTAATTCTTCAGATATAACACCTACTGGATCACACAGTCTCAGTTTCTGGTATAAATCTACCACTACAGGACAGGATAATAAAAGATTACTTACTGTTAAAGGAACTAATATATCTAGTGGTTGGAATAACTATGACAACAGTTTAGGATTTTATACTGGTGCTGGAGTAGCTTCTGGCAGTAACGCTTCTAGTACAGTAACACGAGTAGCAGAAATTCCAGATGCTTTGATTAATGATGCCGCTTGGCACCATTTAGCATATACAATTTCAGCAACAAATAGTTGGACCATATATTTGGATGGTTCTGTATATAGTGGTGCGGTTTCTGGAGAAGCACGTAGTTTTAACGACAATAATCGTTTAGCAATAACAACATATGCTGGTAATGATAACTATAATACAATTTGTGCGATAGATCAGGTAAGACTGTTCAATAGAGTTTTAACGAATTCAGAAATAGAAGATCTATACAATGAAAGTTAAACATAACAATTTAAAATCATCCGGATGATTCTCATTTTTAATTACATTCATAAATAATAATAAAAAAGTAGATAATGTCTGATATCCGTTTTAATCGTTGGTTACATCAATCTGGGACTGGTGGTATTTCGCAGGATTCTACTGGAAATATCGGTATAGGAACCACGATTCCAATAACGGATCTGGACGTTCGTGGTGATGTTAATATTGGAGATACGATTAATATCAATAATGCTTCTGGTATTATTAGTGCAACTACTTTAACTGCTACTACTGGAACTTTTAGTGGCGATATATCTGTTACTGGCAATGCAAGTATTGCTGGAACTCTTACCTATGAAGACGTATCAAATATCGATGCGGTTGGTATTATTACTGCACAGAGTGATATTTTAATTGGTAGAAACTTAAATGTAACTGGTGTTTCTACAGGAACTAAATTTAATTCGACAACATCACCAAATTATGTAATTAGTGATGGAACAACTGAGAAAGGATACATTGGATACAATGGTAACGATCCATTTATAGGAAGAAAAAATGGTGTCGGACTAGCATTTCAAAACAATAAAGTTCGTCCAGTTGATGGTGATGATGGTAGTGGAAGTAATAATACAGTCGATCTTGGAGAACCTACTTATAAATTCAAAGATGCATATCTTACTGGAACTGTAAACAGTGCTGGTATCAATGCCACAGGAGTTGCTACTGCTACAACCTTTAGTGGAAACTTAACAGGTAATGTAACAGGAGATCTAACTGGCAATCTTGCAGGTATATCATCGATTGCTGCGATTGATTCAACAATCTCTGATACTGCTACTGATGTATTTGTCTATGATACTTCTAAAGACTCTGATGGTGGTGCTTGGAGAAAGAGAACTCAACACACCTCTTGGTATAATGAAACCTTAAATACAGCAACTAGAGGTAGTAGGAAAGAGTTTCCTGCCGTTGCCGTTATTGTTGTGGAAGACAACGGACTAACAATCTATGATGGAGATGATCCAGATCTTCCGATGTGGATGAAGTGGACATCTACGACAATGCTTAGAGGCGGGACATTACGAAAACTTGCGGTAAAAAATGGTATTATAGCACTATCTACTGTTGGAACATATAATGGATTAATAGCAATTTATTTTATATCTGATACTGCTAGATCTTATAGAGCATTAGCATCTAGTAATAACACTGAAGGTTTCTGGAAAGATAATATCGCTGGTAGAAATGATTATAGTTCTAATAATTATAGTAACGGTTCTGGGGGGAATGATTTACCTGCCATTGTTGCAGAGAATACAAACGACGTAGCAATGACAGTGCTACCTAATGCACCAATTGATCCTTCTACTGGACTCCCTGTTCCCACCATTGCAGTTGCGACTGCTGGTGGTGTGAGTATTATTAAGGATGATGGAACTGTTGTTGATTTAAATGTTTCTAACCGTAAATATTCATCTGTGTATTTTTCACCAGACAATCTAGTTTGGGCAGTTGAAAATCCATCTGGTGTTAATTATGACCTACTTCGGTATTTTGAAATACCAACAGCAGATATAACTACTACTGTTAGTTATGGTCCAAATTCAAACCCAGGTTTATATCCTTCAAATACTAAAGGAAATATATTTGATAGTTATGCCTATGGTTCTCCTGTTGGATTATCAATAATTGATCATGCAGATGGAACAGCATCTACAGGAAGTGGAATGGTTGCATACGCCACAACTTCCTACAACACCGGATGGATGCACGGAGACATCAAAAGTGCTTTCCTGTCTGATACTGATACTACGAATGCAAGTCCTTCGTCAAATCTAGTTAATAATGGAGATTTTGCCGACACTAATTTATCCAATTACTTTACATTGGTCAATTCTGATGCTAATGGTGGAACTGAATCCAGTTCAGCACCATATGTTAACGGAAGTAATCAAGTTGTAATGGGCAATTCCGCACAATTAAAAACAACTTACAATTTAGTTGCTGGAAGAGTATACAAAATCTCATATGATTGTGTTAATAAATCAACTGGTGCTCAAAGACTTGGAATTTATGTTCCTTCTGGAGCATCTGTCGCACTTGATGATCAAATAACAGCAGGAGGAACAAATACGCTTTATTACACAGCAACATCAACTGCATCAACATTGATTGAATGGAGGAGTAGGGGTAGTGGATGGGGAACGTATGATAATTTTACAGTCATTGAGAGCACAGAATTAGATCGTTCAATAAACAACAAAGGACTCGCAGTCATTGGAACAATCACCAAGACTCCCGTTGCGACTGGTGCAGACTTGGTTGCTTATAGTGGATATAGTTCTTCTAATTACCTTGTTCAACCTAGTATAACTGCACCTGGAACTGGTGATTTTTCAGTAACCTGTTGGATCAAACCAGGTACTTTAGATGCTGGAACTGGCAATTATGTTCATATTTTTAGTTTAGGAACTTCTGCTACAGGTGGACAAGGAAGAAGCACTGGTTTTACTTTAAAAATAACAACACATACTGGTGGAAACGCCAATGGATATAGTCCCTATCTTTACAATGGTGATGGTGGAACCAATCACGGAACTTATGATACTTCCGAATATATTCCCTTAGGTAAATGGTCACAACTTATTGCAGTGAGGCGTGGTGGTGTGGCTTATATATACCACGATGGAGAATTGATGACAACTGGAAATTCTTGGACTACCAATTTAACTGATACATATCTAACAGTGTTTAGAGGTATTGGATATAATGAGTATGGTGGTGATGCAAAAGTTGCTTTATTGAGATATTCATTATCAGCACCATCCGCAGAACAAGTCAAAAAGATATATGAGGATGAGAAGTTCTTGTTCCAAGAGAATGCAAAGGCAACCTTATATGGTTCATCAGATGCTGTGACTGCACTTGCATCTGATGATACTACCAATTTATTACACGTAGGAACATCAGCAGGACGCAGTGAATTCCGGGGACTATCCCGAATAAATAATACAACGGATGCAGTTACTACCGCTATATCAGCATCCAATGGACTTGTAGCGGAGCAATAATCAATGACAGTCAGAGTTAATAAAGATAGTTTTAATGTCAGGGAGAAACTCTCGGAACTTGACTATGCTCATGTTCCTTATGAGAAGATGCCTCCTGGTAGTGTACTTCAAATTGCTACAATAAGGCATATACGAAACTCAGGTGGACAAACTGTTGACGAAAATTACGCCGAAATTACAGGTGGAACTGGTGCAGGATCTGATAGTGTTAATTTTGAAATAACAATTTATCCTAGACTAGCAACAAGTAGAATTATTATTCAAGGATCTAGTCATTGGTATATTGTTAGTAATTCTAGTGCTCCTGATTGGAGTGGAGTAATATATAGAATAAGAAAATATGTAGATGATGTATTCATAGAAACTGTGACCTCAGGGGGAACTTATGATGAATCAATTTATGTTTCTACCACTACACAAAGATCAATGGGAAATAAACCAATCTTTGGATTTGATACTCCAGGAACAACTGGAAAAGTAACATATAAAGTTGAAGCAAAATCACAAACTACAGCACATGACGTCACTATGCATAATGTAAGTTATGGACCTGGTGGATTTCTTATGGCAACAGAGGTTAAGAGAGAATAAAAAAGCTATACCTGGTCTTGAAAACTAACAAAGCAACTCTACTCAACATTCTCTATGTTGTCAACCGGTTGACACTTAGTTTTTTATAGAGTATAATATTCGTATCTTTATAATCCTTGTATCTTTGGGAATAAAGATCCTTTCTGTGGTGAGAAAGGTAGTTGGTGAAAGATTCGGGAGGTTTTCCTCCCTTTTCTTTTATACTTAACAAGTATTGTGTTTAAATTTTTTTAGTTGATATGAAATTTTCAATTTATTCAAAAAGTGATTGCCCCCATTGCTATAAAATCAAACAAGTGTTAGAATTAACAGGTAGAGACTTTACAGTTTATACTTTAGATGAAGACTTCAACAAAAAAGAATTTTATTCTCAATTTGGAGAAGGATCTACATTTCCCCAGGTACAATGTGATCAAGAAAATTTAGGAGGATGCGTTGACACAATCAGATTCCTCAAAAAACATCAAATCGTCTGAAGAAGGCATAAATAAGTCTACAGATCACTTTAATCGTGGTATTGAATTCATTCTTAACGAGGGTAAAAAAAAGCAACCAAAACCATTTCATATAATTTTGAATAAGATAGTTTGCTTTTTCAATCGAGAAGTAAATATCTATTTCGAATTTTCTTTGAATATAAAGAAAATTAAGTAATTTCTCGGAGTAGAACAATGTTAGCAGTAAGTTTAGTTTTCGGTTCACTTGTATCCGTTCTTTTTTTAATCATAGGTGTTATTGGTGGGTGGGTTGCTAGGGAATATTTGATGAATTATCAGGATACTCCTAGATTGCATCCAGAATTTTTTGATGAACATGGTAATGTTGTTCCTGACGAAGTTCTAGCTCTCCGTTTTGAAGAAGGATTCTTTTCTTCCGATGAAGCAGAAGATGAAGAGGATTAACCTCTCAATAAATTTTTTTATTAATTATAAGTTATGCCCACAACAAAAACAAAAACAACTTCCACCACTGAATTGGCAGTTAATCCCTTTGCATTTGAAGTTTTTCAACTTGTATCAAAGCAAAGATCAAAAGCAAAGAAGGTTGAACTTCTCAAAAAATATGAGCATCCATCTCTTAAAGCATTGTTCATCTGGAACTTTGATGAGACCCTTGTATCTGCCCTTCCACCAGGCGAAGTTCCTTATGCCAGTGTAGGAGAGCAAAACTCTTTTAGCGGCACTGTTACGGGTAATATCAGCGATGCAGTTGGTATGATGAATGAACTCGGATCAAACTCTCTTGGATCTCAAGATCAAGGTCGTTCATCTATTCGTAAAGAATATGAAAAGTTTTATAATTTCATTCGTGGTGGAAATGATTCATTAAGTTCTCTTCGTAGAGAGACTATGTTTATCAACGTTCTTCAGGGTTTGCATCCTCTAGAAGCAGAAATTCTTTGCCTTGTAAAGGATAAGAAACTTGAAGAAAAATACAAAATTTCAAAAGAAATTGTAAGTCAAGCATATAGTGATATTAAGTGGGGTGGAAGAGGTTAGTATGAAAATCATACATCAAGATTGTGATCCCACACAAGCACAGGATCGTTCGTTACCTACTAGTGCATTTCTAATTGAATATCTTCAGGATGGAGTAACTAAATTTGATATTGTTATAGCAACAAAGCAAACTGATATTTTTGATCATTATTATGACAACTATCGTAGTGATTTCAAGAATATAACACAAGCAGAGGGAAGAATTAGTCCTAAACTATGGGGTAACAAACCAAAAAAAGAAGTGAAAAAACGATGAGTGAAAATTCTATACCACTGAACGTCAACATCGATCCAGATGAGATGAAGAAAGTGATAAAAAAATATAAGAAACTTAAAAAATATATGAAGTCTCCTTTATTTGAAATCAAAAAGATGGATGATAATGAAAAGGTTATTAGTAAATTGTTAAAGGGTGTTGAAGATCTCGCTGATGATACTGAAACTAAAATAGACTCTTAATTCCAAATATCGGGGCAAAAATTCCCGGCAAAATTTTCACCTTCTCAGGATTTTATAAAAAAACCGTATCTCATATTACATTTACTCTTGACTAAATACTGTATGAGGTCTATAATAGACCTGTCGTTCATCCGAGAGATCGGACGCAAGTAAGTCGCGGAACGGAGCCGTTCATCCCATGCTAGAACTATTATTCTATACAACACTCACTTGCACTCAAACTGATGCTATCATGCTGAAGATTGAGGCAAATCCAAACCTTAGTAATTTACTAAAGGTTGAGTTAGTAGAAACCTTAAAGGATTCTGCTCCAGAATGTGAGTGGTATTGGGACGCAAACGACTGAAGGAACGGGGATTAAACCACCCTAACTTCAGGAGTAACAACATGAACACCCTTCAAATGGTAAAAAGGCAGATCAATAAAGCTGCCGCACTGCATAACGCACAAATTAGTCACACCTCATATCGTGGTGTTGAGTATTCTACTCGTTGTGTAGAAAACAAAGAGTCGCACGGTACATTCTGCTATCGTGGTCGCACTTATACTAAGTGATTCATTAACTTACATTTCAGAGAGGGTTACATACCCTCTCTTTTTTTGTCTTTAAAAACTAAATACTCATAAGTTGCGAACACTTATGGATCTTCTCCAATCGCCTGATGAATACTTGTTTAATCTATACACATCAAGTTCATCAGAAGCTAAACGATTGTGGAGAAACCAAATAAAACAAAGTTGGAATTATCAGTGTGCCTATTGTGGTTCGGAAGAAAATTTAACACTAGATCATGTTGTTCCACAGTGTAAAGGTGGAGAAGATGTAACAAGAAATATTGTATGTTGTTGTCATTCATGTAATCAATCGAAGGGACATGAACATTGGAAGTTATGGTATATTCAACAAGATTTTTACGATGAGAACAATTTTAATAAAATAGAAGATTGGATCGATCCACCAGCACCGATTCTATATCGTATGAGAAGAAAAAATATGGGTTACATGTGAATTATTAACTTACATTTCAGAGAATATTACAATCTTTTTCTTTCTTTGTCTTTAGGTGACGACTTAACAAATGTTAGTGAATTAACACAAACTATGCTAGATATAATAGGCGTGGAGATGCGTATGCATTGAAAATTTAATCTTTATTATATGTTCAATTACTGAGATCAATTATGCACAATATTATTTCTCGCAATCAATTAGCAGAATGGAATCATTTTGAGAACACACTAAACCGTTGTACCGATGAATTAGATTTGGTAAATGATTATTTTGGTTGTTTGATAGAATGCGATGAAGATCAGTCCACATGTAAACGTATTTGCAGGGACATACTAGTATCGGATTAATTTAAAAAGCATAACAGGGGGTAACAACCCCCCTTTTTTTGTGCTATAATTACTGAAAGAACTTTTTTTATGGATAAAGAACGTTTAAAACTTATTGTCCGCAATTTGGAACTTTTAGTTGATGGTCTTAAAGCAGAAGTATATTCTGATGTAGGTTCATATAAACCATCTGAATCTGAATATGTTGAAATATCTCAACACATACAAGATTATGATGAAATTTTTAACGACGATGATAATTATTCTAATTGATTATGACTGTAAAACTTATTAGCGTAACTCCCGATGCGGAGAAAATGATGGCATACGTTGCTCGTGTGTCTAACCCAAATAATCAAGAGAATCCTAATTATGCAAAATTGTTGGGTTATTGTATTAAGCACAATCACTGGTCAGTGTTTGAACAAGCATTCATGACTCTTGAGATTGAAACTACTAGAGGATTGGCAGCTCAAGTGCTTCGTCACCGTTCGTTCACATATCAAGAATTTTCACAACGCTATGCTGATTCTTCCTTACTCGCGGAGAAGATCCCTCTACCTGAATTACGCAGACAAGACACCAAGAATCGTCAGAATTCTATTGATGATATTGACCCGTTTGTCCGTCAAGAGTTCCAGATCAAAATGCAAAAACACTTTGAAGAAGGAATGAAACTGTATCAAGAGATGCTTGATGCATCGATTGCAAAGGAGTGTGCTCGTTTTGTGCTTCCTCTCGCCGTAGGGACCAAAATTTATATGACGGGATCAGTTCGATCATGGATTCACTATATAAATTTAAGAACTGCAAACGGGACTCAGAAAGAGCATATGGATCTTGCAGAAGGTTGCAAAAAGATCTTTACAGATCAATTCCCAACTTGTGCAGAAGCACTTGAGTGGGTCTAAATAAAAATATATGAATTTTATTATTTCTTAACTCATGGCGACATATCCTATAATTAACAAAGAATCAGGTGAACAAAAAGAAGTAGTTCTTAGTGTTCATGATTGGCCTCAATGGTGTAAAGACAATCCCGAATGGAAAAGGGATTGGTCGGATCCTTCAACTTGTCCACAACCTGGAGAAGTTGGAGAGTGGCGAGATAAACTCGTTGCTAAGAATCCTGGTTGGAATGATGTACTTGAAAAAGCATCAAAAGCGCCTCGTTCAACTGTCAAAAAGATCTAAACAACTTATGGCAACTAGAAAAAGAAAGAATGATTCTCCAATCGGAATTGGCATGACTGCCAAGCAAATGAGAAGAAAAAAACCAATTAATACTGATCTTCTCGTTAATATTGATCCTCTTACTGAGAATCAAAAAAAATTATTTTCTTCATATAAAGAAGGAAAACATTTAATTGCTTATGGTTGTGCTGGAACGGGTAAGACATTTATTACACTTTATAATGCTCTTCAAGATGTTTTAAGTGATACTACTCCATATGAAAGAATTTATCTTGTAAGATCTCTTGTAGCAACCAGAGAGATTGGTTTTCTTCCTGGTTCTCATGAAGATAAGGCAGACATCTATCAAATACCATATAAGAATATGGTGAAGTATATGTTCCAGATGTCTAGTGATGCAGACTTTGAAATGCTCTATGGCAATTTAAAAGCACAGGAATCAATTAAATTCTGGAGCACATCATTCCTTCGTGGAACAACGTTAGATAATGCCATTGTTATTGTTGATGAGTTTCAAAACTTGAATTTTCATGAACTTGATAGTATAATTACAAGAGTTGGCGAAAATACCCGCATTTGTTTCTGTGGTGATGCAACTCAATCTGATTTGCAAAAAACTAATGAAAGAAATGGTATTGTTGACTTTATGAGAATTTTGAGAGCAATGCCTTCTTTTGATATTATTGAGTTTGGTCTTGATGATATTGTTCGTTCTGGTTTGGTCAAAGAATACATCGTTGCAAAAATTGATGCAGGTTTTTAATGTTTAATCATGTTGATTTGAATCTTCCTCAACTTGAGAGGGAGACTATTGATGGAGTCCGATATTATTCTGTTCCTAACGAAGAAAAACTTTTAAAATTAGTTTCTATTACTTCAGTAACTAGTCATTATAATAAAGAAATCTTTGTTAAATGGCGTAAAAAAGTAGGTGAGGAAGAAGCAAATCGTGTCACAAAGGCTGCAACTGGTCGTGGCACTGATATGCATACACTTGTAGAGTATCATCTCAAGAATGAAAAACTTCCAAAAGTTCGTCCTATTTCCGATTTTTTATTTAAGATTTCTAAAGGAACTTTAAATAATATTGATAATATTCATGCTCTGGAAACTTCCCTATATAGTAAGCAGTTAGGTATTGCTGGAACCGTCGATTGTATTGCGGAATACGAGGGTGAATTAGCAATAATTGACTTTAAGACTTCTAAAAAACCGAAACCAAGAAATTGGATCGAAAATTATTTTGTCCAATGTGCAGCATATGCATGTATGCTATACGAAATGACTGGTATCCCAGTTAAAAAATTTGTAATCATTATGGCTTGTGAAAATGGAGAATGCGTCGTCTATGAAGAAAGAGACAAATCGAAGTACATCAAACTTCTCACCGAATACATTAGAAAGTTTGTTACAGATAAATTGGAACTCTATGGAACCGAATAAAGAACTGGAAAAGGCAATTGCGAGTAAATTTCTAACTCCATCAAAATTTGCTTTGGAAATTGAAAAAATTGTGGCAGAAGAGAAATTCAATTATATTGATGCTATCTGTCATTATTGTGAAATCAATGAACTTGAAGTAGATTCTGTAACGAAACTAGTTTCAAAATCCTTAAAGGAACGTTTGAAGTGGGACGCTATTCGTCTTAATTTCATGAAAAAAACATCTCGTGCTAAACTTCCTATATGATTTCTCGTGATGAACTCTTGCATCTTAAAATGCAAGCTGCTATAAGAGAACACAATATTCCCGAAACTGAGATCAAGTATATTGGTCCTAGTGAGGGAACTCATTGGTATCGTATTTCTGATACGCATAGTGTTCCTGTTAATATGATTGAAGAATTTGAAAGAATTGATGAAACTGAAAGTGACTCCATTTGATGCTTATCAACATTACTTGTCTCTGAAAAATCACTTTACTAATCCAAAGTATGATTTTTTTAAGTATGGTGCTAAAACCCGTGCAACTGTATCATCTTTTAATAAGAGAAAGGATAAGTATTGGTTTGAAAAAACCTCCCGTAAATATTCCGATAAAGAAGTTGTCAACTTTCTTGTATCTAATTTTGTTTCCACCGATAACCCACAAAATCTATGGATTGGAGAAATTATCAATTCTGGCGAAAGGACTTACGCCGAATGGATGAGACGACAACAGAGTTTGAGCTACTTGTTCAAAGAACAAAGCACCGAATTACTATCGGAGATCGAATTGGAAGAACTATTCAAATGTTCCAAAGGTCATCCGATTATACTAAAAAAACTTCTAAGCGGGAAATTATCTCTAGAAACATTCGTAATATACGAAAGAATTTTTCATTTTTCAAAAAAATTCGATAAACAGTTAAATGATCCTGTATGGGAAACTATCGGATTAAAAATAAAAAAATATGATCCTTTCATAAATATTAATGTATTCCAATATAAAAAAATATTAAGGTCCATAGTTCATGAGTGAATTTTTTGATTCAAATATAATTCAAGAAGAGTTAAAAGAGATTAATGATCTTCAAGAGGAGATCTATGGAACTTTTTTAACTTTTTCTATGATGGATCCTAAAGAACAATTGGAAAACGTTGAAAAGTTATCACGACTATTAGAAAAGCAAAAAGTGATGTATACTAGATTATCTCTTTCAGATGACCCTCAAGCGGTTGAGATGAAAGAGAATTTGCGTAAATCGGTCATTACTATGGGGTTTCCCCCTGGAACCGATTTGAACATGCTTTTCAATAGCATGAAAGAAACCATTGATTCGCTCAAAAATCAGATTGACAGTTGAGCGCATTTTTGCTATACTACCTAAGTAAATCCAACCCATCCAACCCATCCGAGGTATCTAATGTCTTTCGCAGACCTTAAAAAGCAATCCAAACTTGGTTCTTTGACCGCTAAACTGGTTAAAGAAGTTGAAAAAATGAATAATACTGGCGGTTCAGGAGATGACCGTCTCTGGAAACTTGAATGTGATAAAGGCGGCAATGGTTATGCCGTTATTCGTTTCCTACCTGCTCCCAACGGCGAAGATCTTCCATTCGTGAAACTATACTCCCATGCCTTCCAAGGTCCTGGTGGTTGGTTTATCGAGAACTCACTCACCACTCTCGGTCAGAAAGATCCTGTTTCTGAATATAATTCTTTGTTGTGGAACAACGGCACTGATGCTGGTAAAGATGCTGCACGTAAGCAAAAGCGTAAACTGACCTACGTTGCTAACATCTATGTTGTAAAAGATCCTGCTAATCCTTCCAATGAAGGTAGAGCAATGCTTTACAAGTTCGGTAAGAAGATCTTTGATAAGATCACTGCAGCAATGCAACCCGAGTTTGAGGACGAGGAAGCAATTGATCCATTTGACTTCTGGCAGGGTGCTAACTTCAAATTGAAGGCAAAGAACGTTGCTGGTTACCGCAACTATGATTCATCCGAATTTGCTGCACAGAGTGCCTTGTTGGATGATGATGATGCCATGGAAGCAATCTGGAAGAAGCAGTATTCTCTGGAAGAGTTTGTTGCTGCTGATCAGTTCAAGACCTATGATGAACTGAAGAAGCGTCTCGATTATGTTCTTGGTAACAAAGGCACTCCTCGTTTCCAAGATCAGGAAACTGTTGAGGCAGAGGAAGATTTCCGTGCTTCTAACCGTGGTCCTGCACCTCAGGTAACTTCTACACCTGGTGACTTCAATGCTGAAGATATTTTGAGTTCTAGTTCCTCATCTTCTCTCGATGAAGATGATGATGCACTCTCATATTTCCAGAAACTTGCTGAAGAGTAAAATTTGATTGTAGAATAACAGTGTAATCAAATTCTATACCGCAGATTTACTTCTGCGGTTTTTTTATGTCTTATGGTGATTTAACTCTAATATTTTCTGATCTCTTAGTCTTGGAATTAATATACTGACTAGAAGATTTTTTATACCCCATAATTCTTCTATGATCTATTAAGAATGATTGTAGATAACTTGGACGTAGTACAAAAATTCCTCTTTTCTCATTGTTCAAATCTGTTTCATAATCAAAATTTGTAATCGATTTTGTTATATTTGTTTTAGTAACCGCAGAATCTAATCCACTATCCCAATATTGCACATAAGATGATGTTACTGCGGTATCAATTTTTGGTTTTGGTGATTTAAAGTTATAATCAACAATTTGTCCCTTGGGAAGAATTGTTCTTCCTTTACTATCTTTTACTTCTATAGTTTCATAATATCTAGTATGCGTGAGAGTATCACCGTAAGTATCTTTTGCATACTCATATAAATCATTTGTGCTCAATGGCCATTGATTTCTTACATTAACAATATTTGCACTAATCAAAACAACCCAATCAAGATCTGATGATCCATATAAATCGTTTGCAACTTGATCTGGTCTTGCATTACCTTTGATATAATATTTTTCAAAATTAGTTATTGAATTATAAAAATCTTCTCTAAGTTTTACTCTTTTAAATAAATTTTTTGCCTCAATATATTCTGATGCTGAGTTGCGGTCAGAAAGAGGTGAAAGATATTCAAAATTCGGTAGTTCTCTGAAATATCCCATTTTATAATCCTACTCCTTGAACATTGTCGTTTTGGGTGTCACCAGTAACACCATAAATTAGATCGGTATCTTGGAAGTTTCCACCTGTTTTACCATTAAAAGATGCTTTTCCACCCTTCCACGTCATAGTATCCGCATCATATTCTCCATAATCTCCTTGATAGATTGGAAATAATTCTTTGAATGTTAGAGTCATAATCATAGAAATTGGTGTTCCATCTGCATATGTTGCATAAACATTTTCACCAGTATAATTTACACTCATGTCACTAAGGGCACATGGTTGAAATAAGTTTAAGAATGGATGAGGTCTATTTCCTTTTTTATATTGAAGTTCAAAAATATTTGGTGTTTCTAGAAATAACTCTTTATTTTTTGCTGCCATATTTCTTTTTAGAGTTCTAATAATAGACTTGATAGATGTGGCCTCATTTTCATCTCGTGGAGTCATTTTAAAAGAAAATCTAAAAGTTCTCAAAGTTACATTGTTAAACAGTAACTCCATATTTGGATTGAGGATTTTACCTCCACTTCTTGCAAGTAACTGATTTACACTCACATTAGCACCAAAAATATTAACTGCTTGTGCAGATAATGCTTTCATAATCAATTCCCGACTATCTGCAACCGCAGGTGATCTGAGAAAATCTGCACCTCCTTTCAATATTTGTTCACCCCCTTTCTGCATTGCTGCCGCTACTCCACCCTCTCCTGCCGAAGGAATTACTGCAGTCGCGTCATTGAAAGCTTTAAGTCCTGCTGCGGTAATATTATTCATCTCACCAGATTCATAAGAAACTGCATTAGAATCTTGAATATTGGATGGCATCGGTAAAGCAATTACACCGCCTTCAGTCAGCACCTTAGATTTAGATATATTTGATTTAGCAATATTTAAAGTAGAAAATGGATTTTTATTAGTTGTATCGGTTGCAACTAGTGTATTAGAACCACCATTTGCATTAGTATCATATCTAAAAATAGACAACTGTAAAAAATCAGTTGTTTCTGTTATTGCCTCATATGGATATCTTAATATAGCGGTAGGAATCCTATGTGCTTCTGACATCTAATATATCCAATTAGTCTATTATCAACTATTTAGACGGAATTTCCCAAAAGGTATCTCTCGTGCATCTGCAAGTTCGTTTGATGATATTTCATAAATCTGTCCAATAATTTCATTCCAAGTATATTGGCGCACTTTACCCCAATGATAGTTAATGCCTCTAAATCCCCACGAGAATATATCAGTAACTGCTACTAAAGGATTCTGATCATATCTGATGTTAGGAGTTTTGGGTTTATACACAAAAACATAGTATTTTCCAGACTCTGGTATCTTGCCCCCTTCTTCTAATACTGACATCAATTCAATCATTAAATCATCAGGATCTTCCATCCCAATAACGTTATCTATTACAGAACGAATACGATTTGATTTATC